ACAAACATTGTCAAGAGTTTTCAAGAACTAACTCCAGATACTTGTTAACTAGTTCGCTAGTACCAATCTCATGCAGTCCAATAACCTCTTTAACTTTATTTCTGTGGCTATTACTCATAGTAGCCATACGAGAGTTAAAAAAGTTAATCACATAAATCATAGCCTGATCGCGAGTCATATCCTTCGCGTCAATAGTATGCAAATCTTTAAAGTTTTTAGCCATGTGGATAATCCTTTGGGTAGTCGGTTTCTGGTCGTTTTGGTTTTGGTTGTCCCTCGTATGGCATCCACCATGGAGCATCCATACTATCTACTATACCGGGAGTTTCTTCACAAATCAAGACGTGTTCACTCACCGGATCATCACGATGAATCTCATACCGCCCTTGCCACACGCCAATGTATTCACCAAAGTAGTAAACTTTCTGCCCGTTAATAGGGCGACGAGGACCGAAGAAACTAATCCATTCCATTATGATTGCTCACAGAGTATGTCGTATGCTTCTTCTACCTTATCAAATACTTTCTTTTGCAGACTTTCAAAGTTTTCTTTTTTGCCCCAGTAAATACCAGAACGAATATGGTCATCTACAACATTGTATAGATATTCAAGTTCAGTCTTAGTAAGTTCAAGGGTTTCAGTTTTCATATTCTCATTATACCATTAGTTATCAGTCTGTCAATAAGAAAAACCAGCGGAATCTTTTACGCCCCGATTCCTATAACCCATACGATTGCCCCTTGTCGGGATCGGATGGAAACCGCCCACGGAAACCTCTCTAGAATCTTTCACACTGCGCTATGCTATATGATTCATCTGGCTCTTGGAAACGATTACTGGTTGTATTAAATCGTGTGTCGGGAATCCAACCCAATAGAGAGCAGCATGAGCCTTCCCATAGCCTAGGTCGGCAACCCCATACACCCATTAGATGCAGACGCTGTTTGCTGGGCTATCTCTCTAGTAGTAGCAACTACCACACGTAAGTTTGTATTGTAGCCGATAGACTTGCTAAGTCTTAGCGTTTTATCGGTACTCATACTCGGACAAACATATGAGCAACGGCAGCGAGTGTCAGGAATGACCAACCGGCTGGATTTCATTCATTCCCGATTACCACTTGCTTGCGACTCTTGTATTCTACACTCTATTTTCGGCTTGTCAAGCCATTTCCTCAAAAAAATCTGCCATGCCATACTCATCCCACAAATGATCGGGGATTTCTTCCTTGTCTCTATATTCCACATACAAATCCATGCCATTTTCAATGGTGCCGCAGAATCCCATTCCGGGTTCCCAATACGAACCATTTAGAATGTATCCTTGACGGTGCAACTCATCATACAAACCATTAGGCGGTGCCCAAGCGGTATTGAATGATACAGATACTTCATTATCTACAACAACAGCAGAGTCACCATACTCATCCTTACCAAAGTCCCACTTGACACCCCAGTTATTTATGCACCACTTGTACCAATAGTCTGGACTACTCTCGTCCATAATAATCTTACCATCCTTGTCTTTAGGACACGGAAGATAGTGGTCACATGTATTCCCTGAGTTATAGGCATCAGCAAACTCCTGCACTTTAGCAGGATCAGCGTGAGAAACCGTTATATTGTTCATGCACCAGTTAGGCATATTAGACTCTTTCTTCCAAAATGTAGACTTGTTTGCCGTCAGTTAGTAAAGTAGCATACTCGCTATCGTCCCACACAAACTCGTTAGAGTCACTCTCTCGTCGCCAGTGTGGATCACGAATAGGATTATAGAACACCTTTTCAAGATTGTCAATAGGCAACTTTGGATAAAATGTTTTGCGAAGCATCACTTCGTCACACTTTACCCAACCGCTCACATCATGAACTCCAGCCTCAAATACTTGTTTAGCCTTGTTTGGCTTGTTTATCAACTTACAACCCCGCATCTCTAACTGATACTCATTAGGATCGTAATAATATACATCAACTTTCTTTCTACCCTGCATGACTTTTACTTGCCAGTGCATATAATGTTCGCCCCTACTCAGGTGGAAACGAACTTCGCCATGTAATGGTTTAGGAGTCATATTCATTCCGCCATTGACGTTCAATATCCCTACGGGTACGCTGTCGCTTGGGGCGATTATCGAACACCGTAAACTTGTGTTCTTGGTGTCCCTGCCGCATTTCCCACGGCATAACTTTCTTGATTTTGATTACGTTGCGGCGTGGCCGCATATCGTCGTTGTTGTGGAGGGTAATCATACCATATACCGTTTTCGTGTTGATAGTAAACTTTGTCAGTGTTAGGATCGTAAGCCATCAGACAGTATTGTATTGGATAGTTTGTTTTTGTCAATACCTCGTTTTGCGATAACGTAGGTATTTTTATCACGCCAGTTTGAACATCTTTTATTCCCGTATACACCAGACCGCAAATCGTAATGATCACGCCAATCCATTGAATCATGATGCCTGTCTCCTTTTTCATATAAGGATTATCGACATTCCTGCTCAGAAACTTTAGGCTGGCTGACTATCTCTCACAAAATGATCTTGATTATTTGGGTGGTACACCACTGCATATTGCACAGTCCGCTCAACCCACACATTTTGCCCAAACTCATCTCGGGCCTTCACGTATGCATCAAACTGACTAGGGGACGATACATACCCCGCAAACCGATTATCTTTCCAAACTCTCCAAATATACATACGTGTCTCCTATGCAACTATCATACCATACCTATCGGCACAGTCAAGAAAAAACTTTAGGTTGTAAGTCTATATTTGATAAGGGTTTACGTCAAATCTCCCCGGCCCCGTTCGCCGTAACCCTAATGGCTACAAGGGTTTACGTCACATCGTCCAACCGGCTTCTGCTGCCACTAGTTTAGTGGGGATTACAATAGTATCGGGAAGTGCTGTAACGTAGTCTTTCATACCACTTGTTAGTCTCACCTAGTGCTACAATCGCAGCCTCAAGGGGAGTTTTATCTGTAGAGTAGATAAGTTCTAGCGTGTTAGACTTAATGTAATACTTACTCATGGCAGCAACCGCCTTTTCTGCAAGTGATGCAAAAACACCTATTTTCGTTTACTACGCTTTCATCTCCAGTGTCAATACATACCATCACCTTATGACCATCACGATTTACAAATCCAACATTGCCAGCGTGATTATCTCCAAAACTAAATCCATATTCTTCCATATTGCAAACTAGATTGCTCATCTCATCACAATATTCATCTTCTAGTTCTTCACGATCACAACAGTAGCAACCATTACCGGGGCAGCAGATTAGTTCCGCGATTTCTGTAACATATCCCCAGCCAGTTAGACTCTTATCACTCTTACGAACACGACCGACTTGACTATAAACATACGGGGCTAGATTATACATTGACAGTTCTACTTGATTAGTATGGGCAATCTCTGCATCTTCTTTGGATTGGAAGATTTTAAACCCACGATTTTTCTTACCCTTGAGTTTATAAAACGATGATGCACAACCAGCACCGCTACGCTTCTTTACAATAGTATACATTATCAACTCCCAAGGCTAATGAGTACGGAATCGTCTAGACCACCAAAATCAATGGATATTTCCTCTATAACATGACCATAATCTAGAGTGTTCTGCTCACAAACATCGGCAAGCGTAACACAATCGTATGTAAAAACTTTCATCTTATCCTCAGTGTGATGGAAACAACACGTTAGCCAAACCCTTGACGCACAGATTACAGTCTACACTACCCTTCGTCGGAGTGCAAGTCACAACGCCGCGACCACGACGGATTTCGGGGCAAGTGATAAACTTCTCGCCGTCGAGAATCACAAGTTTGGGCAGACTCTTACGCCAAGCATCGGCAAGGTTTTTACGCTTGGGGCGTTTCTTCGCAATCTTCTCATCGCTATCGCACCATGCGAACAGTTTGAATCCGGCGAGTGATGCCGTAGCCTTGTCATTAGCGTTATGCACACTAGCATAGACCGCCATATACTTTTCCATAGCCACAAGTCTAGCGTCGTAGATATGGGTATAAAACCACATATCGGGCAGAATCTTACCTTCGCTCACAATGCTATCACAAGCCCAAATAACATTGTTCACATAATCCATATCCAGTTTACCGTCAAGAAACCAATCGCCACGCTCATGCCAACGAATAGATTTTCCTTGACGAATAGCGTCCAGAATCATGGAGCGAATACGCCCACGCTCAGTGATAACATTCTGCATACCAGCAGGACGCACGTTAGGATACATTTTCTCGGTTTGCTCTGCATAGCAACCGTTACCCAAAAATGCACACGTTGACGGACAAGTATCACCAACTGGCCTAGAAACGACCAAACAACCCTTGCCCAACTTGTCATTACCGTTTGCAACTTTCATGATTCTCTCCCTTGTGTTCACCGATTCTACACTATACATCGGCACAGTCAAGGGGAAATCTTGAGAAAATCTTTGGCATAGGATTCGCGGCCCGCCCCGCTATTCCTAAATACTTGATAGATAAGGACTTACGACAAGATAACGAGAATGACGGGACTTGAACCCGCAACCTCTAGCGTGACAGGCTAGCGATCTAACCAGTTGATCTACATTCCCAAATGACCCCACAGGGAATCGAACCCTGATTCTCGGAGCGAAAATCCGATTTCCTAACCGTTAGAAGATGGGGCCAAAGCACACAGGGTAGGATTCGAACCTACATCTGACAAATTAACAGTTTGGGGCATTACCATTATGCTACCTGTGTTCACGTTATTCTGGATACTTACAAAATTCTATACCTACATATCTAGCGTCGTTAGTTTGTCTCATAAATGTTCTATTTCTATGGCAGTTGCAACATACAACGTCACACTTACTTATTTCTTCTTTAATTTTTTCTAATGCTATAGTGTGTTGAGAGAACTCTGATATATTAAAACTTTTATCATCTCTAGTATGATCAAACTCTAATAGCCAGTATGGATAATCCTCTCCACAATCAGCACATCTTTTACCAGACTTATACTCTTGTATGTATCTTTTAACCTTTGTTCTATATTCTTTGGTTCTATTTTGAGTTTTATCTTTTTGACCTATACCTACATGATACGCTATTGTTCCTTTGGAACATCCAAGTTTTGCTTGTATATCTCTGTAAGAATAACCTTGTGCTTTTAGTTCTAATATTTGTTCTTTCATTTTCATCTTTAAATCTCCTTTGGTATAGTATTATACACCAACTGAGCCTAAAGATTCGAACCGTAAATGCCCGAGTAGGATTCGAACCTACAACCGAGGGAACCAAAATCCCTTGCTCTGCCAGTTAAGCTACCGGGCAATCAATCAAAGCCCACAGAAGGAATCGAACCCTCATCCGATGATTACAAATCAACTGTAATAGCCTTTATACTATGCGGGCAAGTGGGATTTTTAAAATGGAATCCCACAAAACCACTAGGGCAGTCCTACGTCTAGCATGGGCTAGGGTCAGACCACATCCCGTAACTCAAACATCAGCCTCCGAAGCATAAATATTGTACCACTCATTGCTGTCATCATATACGATGATATCTCGCTCATCATCGCCAATGAGTTCTTCGTATTCTTCTTGATCGTAAGGGCCGCACCACTTCATGACGTTTTCGTTATACATAGTATTCCGGGAGGTTAGAGGATGGTTTTATCTATTATACTTTATACACACGAAAAAGTCAATGGGTCATGTAGGACTTGAACCTACAACCAACGGATTAAAAGTCCGATGCTCTGCCGATTGAGCTAATGACCCAAAATACGGGTGTCTGCCATACTCGACTGTCTTTTATCTATGGCTTCTTTGATATCATTCTACCATAGACCCGTATGTTGTCAACTATCTAAATCTTCGTCGTTATCCTCAATATGGGAGGTCAGATCTTCTACGATATTCTCAATGTATTCTACGTATTCTTCGTCAGAGTGAGTCTCTAGCCACTGATCCATTAGTTCGCCAGCCATAATGTCCTGCAAATATAGAGTGATATCTTCGGGCCACTCATGAAATGGCTTCTTGATAACGCTCTTTATCTCTTTACTGGTATACGTCCCAAAGATATTCATTCTGTTCCCCTAGCGTATGTATCGACATTCTACCTTCAAAAGTTTAGTTTGTCAAGCCCTACTGACGCTGACTATCTGCAAAACATCGATCTTCATTCTTTGGGAGATACATCCCCCTCGCAGTGTATTCACTCATACCATATTGACATAGTATAACTCCCTATATCATTATGTCAATCCTCTTTCCACTGCACAGTAGGATTGCTGGGTCCATAGTAGCGATACAGATATTCAAAATCCATATTTCCATATCGCTCATATTGCAAAATCAAATCACTCACCCTGCACTGGTATAGCGTAGGAGGAGTCATTTTATTCCACTTGTAACGCCTATAACCATCCTTAGTTATGCAAGTTATCCAATCCTTGCCAAACTCCAAAATAGTCGCCCAAACATTCTTACCATTGTAGGTAAAGTTTAGGGTATTGCTAACCCAGTAGGGATAATAGGGATTATTACAGTTCATATTCAGACCTCACAAATATGCTTGTTACAACGGATATTACTAGCAGACGGATACTTGCTAAAAACCTTACGCTCAACATCACTCTTGGTAGCATACCTTGCCCCAAGTTTCCAAGTCCAAGTCTTACCATCCATAGAGAACGTCACAGTCCAGCCAGTATGGATATGTTCGTGTCTCACATTACCCCACATATCCCTACTCATCCGATAACCATTCCAACTCATCTTTTCACTCTCTTTCTTCTACTTCTATTATCGACATTCTACCATTGGAACTTTAGCCTGTCAAGCAGAAAATAAAAGATTTTTTGATTTGTCGTAAAGTGTTGTGGCGTAAGGACTTACGGCGAACGCGGCCCGCCCGCCTAGCCCTAACTCCTTTGCCCGCAAGGACTTAGGAGAAGGGTCTAGGTTGTCGGGTTAGTTAGTGAACATCAGAACAGGTATGCTACACCCATGTTATAAAGCAAGTTACCAACCGGTGTACGCTTGCACATATCACTACGTTCAGCGTAGAACTGTCGGTGTTCACCATCGCTCATCTGACACGTAACTAGCGTAGGTGTACGCTTGAAGTTCTTGTCACTACGACGGTAATCGCTAGTAAAGTCAAGCCTACCAAGTTCCCAATGGTCAAGGTGACGAATACTAACTACCTTGGCAAGATACCTTTCATAAGTTCCGGTTACTGGTTGGAAGTATCGAAAGTTATATACAGTACCAATAACAGCATTAGCAAGGCTATCATGCACACCCCTATAGACGTTATAGAGAAAGAAAACAACAACCGCCGCAGCGGCACAAGCAACAATCACACCAACCGTAAACGCATCATTCATGCCTAATCAACTCCTTAGTGGGTAAACCTTTTCAACCATTGTACACTAGTTATCGGCCAATGTCAAGCCTCAACTTTAGAAATCTTCCCCGTAGTAACCGTAATCCTCATCCGTTCCCCAACCGGCGGATTCCATCGCGGAATCATGGTCGCCGTCCATACTGTCATCATAGACATCATCATCAAACTGGCTTTCAACCTCATGATCAGCATCGTGATGATAGGACGAACTATCCTCACCATAGAAATCGTCGTGGTAATCGTACTCGTAATCATCAAAATGGGTAGCCATTTCATCATCCTCATAAGAGTTATCGGGATCGTAGCAGGGATCTGGGTGACTCATGATTTTCTCCTATTCAAGAAACATACCATACAAAACCATCCTCGTCAAGCATCGTAATCGGCTCGGGGTAAATCTCATCGGCCAACTCATCGGCCAGCCCCGTGACTTCGGCCCAATCCATCGGGTGGCACGTAGGCTCATCAATCGGCTCGGCCATCGGCTCAAGCGTACCCTGCTCGGCTAGTTCAGCGAGGATACGGTCAACATCATCAAACTCGTACATGGCATTCGCTCCGTTGGTGCTGTCAATCATCATGCTCTGATTCTACACCTATTATCGGCTATGTCAAGCCCCAACCTACAAATATTTTTCCTTAAAAAGATGACAGGATTCGGACTACTTTTGGCACACGACTTGCTACTAGCAAATACCATGCCAAAAATCGGCGGCGGCCCGCCCCGCTCGTCGTAAACCCTTGTTAGATATAGAGTTACGTCAACTGTTCACGATCCAAGCCGCTATACATCCGATCACGAATGATACCGCTAGTGTAACTTTGTCTAGTGTACGCATAGTCAGTCCTTTTTCACTGGAAAAACAAGATCACAAACAAGCCAACAACCAGCAACGCCAGCAACAAATCCCACACCTACACACACCCAGTTTATATCGACCATCCGTGGCCCCTTTCTTTATGAAACCAAAATGTTATCTTCAAACGGAGTACCATCACTCAAAAACCACTCAAAGTTTTTCTGATAAACCCGCACGGGGCTATACTGGTTGATTCTCTTTTTCGTAGTATGGGTGCGATATCCACCACTGTTCAACTTCACCATACCATTAGGAGAAAAAACCACTACCTTAGTGCCATGCAACTCAATAGCCACACTTCCATCATATTCAATATAAGCGTAGGTATTATTTCCAACCTTACGCTGGCTACGATTACGCTTGCCCAAAACCATCTTTGTCGCTTCGGCGTGAGTCATTTTCTTTCCTTTTGGTTACTTCTCTTATATCGGTATTCTACAGGATGAAACTTTAGGTGTCAACCCTCAAAACTGAACGGCGACACTTCGTGACCGCTGGCGGCGATCAACTCGTACTGTGACCGCAAAGCCTCAACACGCTCACACGAACCGGGCTTTCCAACCTTTACGATCATGGTATCGTCACCGCCAATCAAACGACCGTCCACGCTTTCAATCTTGGTAGATCGGCCACGACGCAGAGACGCTTTGCATCTTCGATGATCTTGAACTTGGTAGCCATTTTCTTTTTCCTTTGGTGAGTTTGAAGTATACGAAACCGTTTCCGCCGCCGCAACCCCCATTCAGAGGGAGCGATTCTTTTTGTTGTATTCGATCATCGCCTTTTCGTCTTGAATGGCACGAACGACGCTAGCACGGAAAGCCGTAACCAGCACATCGTAACCCATCTTGATATCGTGCAGGTGGTAGAATCCACTGGCATCCTTACTCAGCACGAATCCAACCTTCACGGCTTCCATCTTCAGATTTTTCATTTTCATTCTCTCTTTCTTTACCCTTATATAGAGCAATCGGTGTGCCAATACAGAAATATTCTGAAGTGCTGTTTTCCTCGGGAAAAACGCTATGCTATTTTTTGTGCCTAGATTTTGAGCGTAGCATTTTGCAACACACTGTATCATTTTGCGTTAGCGATTTCAGCCGCGAAACTATGGTAGTGTAGCATTTTGCGACGGGTTACCCATCTTACCATGCCCATTCTGTGAGCATAGGATTTTTTTATTCCTTGGCATTGTAGTTGCGTCGTTACTCGTCGTAAGTCTTTGTGGCGTAAGGGTTTACGTCGAATGCGGCCCCCCGGCAACCCCCCTAAGTAGTGGTGTACACCCTTTCACCCCCTACTCCAGTTGTCAAGCCCCCACAACGGGGGAACGATTCTTTCGGTTGTATTCGATCATGTGCATTTCGTCGATGATGATTCGCACCACTTCGCACATGGTTCGATTCCGGTTCACGGTATAGCCTACGCGATTATCGAACACGTTGTAAAGGCCATTCGTTTGCGGAAGGATCGTGAAGCCAGCCTTGTAGGCATAGGCACGAAAATTTTGACGAATGGTTGACTCTTTGGGGATTCTCATTTGGTTCTCTCTTTCTTTCTTACTTATCGGATTCTGGCCTGTCAAATACCTTAGAGAATCGTACCATCACCACGAATACGGTACATGATACCGCCGATGCTATACAACACGATACCTTCGCCCATGTGCTGCACGAACGTGGCCGAATATCCATGACGGGCGACTAGGCAGCGAACAGTGTTTTGGACTTGGATGGTCATTTCTTTTTTCCCTTGTGTTGATTCTATTGTAGCGTATTGCTTTTAGGTGTCAAGCCCCCTTTTCGCATTCTTTTTTGTAGATAGGATAGAACTCTTCGAATGGAAGATTAGTGTACTTGAGTACACCGCCAACGTATAGATCGTAATGGTTTCGCGTACCCTCAGTCACTGTCCAAACGATGTATCGGTGATCTTGTGTCCAAGTCTTCATTTTCTTTTTCCTTTTCTTTCTCTTATTCTAGCAGATTTTTCTAGGGTGTCAAGCCCGATTTTTTGCGGGAACCAGATCGACCCTAACAATGTCGTTAGTATCGAAACCTTGGGAACGCATGTAGCGGTAAACCGCACCAAGGGAACCGCAGCGGTATACCCTGTAGGATTTGCCATTTTTCATATGCACTACATTATCGTGCGTGTAAACTGGCGGAAGGGAACGGATGAAACTGTTAACTGTAGTGGACTTTTCCATTTTCTTTTTCTCTTTCTTTCTCTATTATACTTATCGGCTTTTGGTTGTCAAGGGCTTGATTCTGAATCTTTCGTAAGGTTCAGATCATCCTCTGAAAGTATCGAACCTTCAAAGGATCTTGGGTAATCTTTCCATTCTGAATAAGGTATATTACCTTACCATTCTTTACCATAGCAGTAGTGTTTTGGGTAATCTTAATCATCGTAATCATCTTTCTTTCTCTCTTTCTTATGCCATATATAAGAGCAATCGCCGTGCCAAGCATAGATTATTTTTTTGTGCGTATTTCTCGGGGAAAACGCTATGACATTTTTTGTGCCTAGGTATTGAGCGTAGCATTTTGCTACAGCGTGTAGCATTTTGCGTTAGTGTTTTAGGCCGAGATATTGAGGTATTGTATCATTATGCAACACCTTACCCATCTTACCATGCACACATACTATGCACTGCATACTCTATTCCCATCACACATACTCGTCGTAAGTCTATACGTACCAAGGGTTTACGTCACACGCGGCCCACCCACCATGAGAATGTTAAGGTGGGATACCGGGGGGTTTTATCTTATAGAATGCTTGGGTGAGATTTGTGGGAAAAACGAGGGGTGGTTCTAACAAAATTCACAAAATATATATTAATGTACTACCCTATCCTCCCCGATTGCCCCTACTAGCAACGCATGAATCTGCCAAAATATCGTTACTGAGTGTATAACAATGTATAGGAGACAATATATGAAACAAACAATCGAAACGCAATTGGGTTGCAAGGCAACAGCCTCATTTCAAGACGAAATACTAGAAGATATGAACAAGCAGGATGGATCATTAGCTTCGTTGCTCCAAAAAGACAACAGTAATGAGGATAACGATGACCAAGCAAACTCCAGCGATTGAATTAGTATCTAATTTAGATAATAGCAATGATTTAGTTCTTTGTGGTATTGATGGTATAGATAGGGCTAATTATAAACTATCATTCGCCCAATACTATGGTATCATTAATGAAGATTGCTTGATTCACAAGCATTTTGAGTTTGGTGAAGACAATAAGTTTTACTATACTGTACTATCGCTAGTCGATAACGAAGTCGTTCGTCACGAAAGCGGTTTTGGTTATATATATCAAGACGGCCCCAATAGAATACTAAAACGCTCCATACCCATATTTGAGGGCAAGCGATTAGATCACAGGCAACTAGTTAAGAGCATTAGCGTCAAGTTTGTTTGTGACCCCTCTCGCATTAATCTATTAATAGCATCTTATCCAGAAGAATACGCATTCGCCCTTCATGATGACAACTGCGTTTTATCGTCTAAAGGATTTGCCCGCCCTCATTCTATTCAAATAAAGCCCCACTCTTTCTTAGCTCGCGTAAATGACAGTGATCTTCGTAGCGTATCGTTTGTTAGTGATGAATTTTCAGATATTGTGTCCAAGTCTATTAAACATTTTTCTTATGATGAAAAAACAGACTCTTTAAAATTTTTTGATGGAACAAGATGGAGATCGCTACAATGGTCAGAAAACGAGGAATGAAAGTTCCTAAAAACATGACAGAACAACAGGTTATAGATCAGATTAACATTGTCGTTAATAGGATATCGGCCCGCTATACTTTTCATGGATATGAGCTTGAAGATATAAAACAAGAAGCTTTTATTATTTGCATGGATGCGCTGGATCGCTACGATCAAAAACGCCCCCTTGAAAATTTCTTGGCCGTTCATCTTTCAAATAGACTGAAGAATTTTGTTCGTGATAATTTCTATATTAAGGGCGAAGAAGATAAGAAGAAGATACTTAAACCTAGTAGTTTATCTTATGAAGATTTTATTCCCGCAGAACACCACGAAAACGATAATAAAATAGATGCCAAGTCCTTACAAGAGTCTATTGATAGCAAGTTACCATCAGAATACCGTTCTGACTATCTCAAAATAATAAATGACGTTTACGTTCCTAAAAAGAGAAGAGAAGAAATCATTGCGTTAATTAAGGAGTTGCTAGATGAAGAAGGGTAGAATCTCTAAAGATGAGGAGCGAATAATCGGTCGCCTAATAGACCACGTTACCGTCGAGGACATTGCAAAGCAACTTGACCGCGACGTTGAGAGCATAGACAGCTTCGTCAAAAGAAAATTCCAAGTGGGCCTGTCTAATGAAGAGGCCGCCGCGTATTCACTAGAAAGTCGCCCATACTGGGTAGAATTAGAGAGTCAATTTACTCCTTCTGAGTTAGAGCTTTTTAAATACCACTGGTCGCGCATAATTTCACAGTTCAAGGATGATGTATTTCCAACAGAAGAGCTACAGGTAGTTGATGTTATAAAGCTTGAAATACTTATGAACCGCTGCTTAAAAAGTAATAAAGATAACCTTAATGAGATGACTACCTTAGAAAAAATGTTAGCAGACGAGCGCGCCGTAGATAAAGATCAACGCGACCATGACTATGTTCTAAATCTAGAGCGTCAATTAGCATCCTTACGGGCCTCTCAAGAGGCTCTTAACCGCGACTACCGCGAACTTCAGACCAAGAAGGCCGCTATACTACGAGAAATGAAAGGCACACGCGAGCAGCGCATCAAGAGACTTGAAGATAGTAAGCAGAGCTTTACTTCTTGGGTAGCTCACCTAATGCAAGACCCCGAAACGCTGAAACGATACGGGATTGAAATGGAAAAGATGAGATTGGCTATGATGAAAGAGAGGGAACGCTTGAGCGCGTTCCATAAATATGAAGACGGGCAAATTGACCAACCATTCTTAACTCCAGATACGGTGATAGAATGAAAATTATTAAGGCCATATATGGCGACAAAGATGTAACAGATATCGTAACATCAAGAGTTAAAAATAATAGCCTTGTTATACAAGCTTCCAATTCAATTTTTGGAGATCCTTGTGTTGGAAAAATTAAACATCTCATTATAGATGCAGAAATTAACGGGATATCTGAACAGTATTCTGTACAAGAGAATTCTTTTATTACTTTGCCAAAAACTAAACAGTCTAGATTAGGTATATTCTATTCTAATAACAATGAAGATAAAATAAATCCTTGTATACTCAAATCATTAGAATGTATTAAGAAGGCCGCAGATGGTAAAGCAGATATAATAACAAATGTATGGAATAGTTTTGGAAATAAAAACCCTTTCTTAGAGACTATATCTTGGACTAAAACTTCTTCTCACCTTAATCAAACTTTACAAATATTACAATGTTTGTATATGGGAAGAGCTACTGGTGATTACAAATATGTTAGCTTTTTAGAGCATGATGTTCTATATCCAGAGGGCTATTTTGATTATGACGATTTCGACAATGAATGTATATCTAATTCAAACTAT